TAAAACTAATAGGTCTAGAGGATGGTCAAAAGTTACTAAAGAACAAAAAGAAAAAATAAGTGAAGCTAAAAAAGGTAAACTAATGACTAAAGAATCTTCTGAAAAGAAAAAAGAAAAAATGTTAGGAAAACCTAAACATAATGAAGAATCTAAGAAAAAAATTAGTGAAAAAAACTCAAAGCCAAACCCAAAAGTTTCAGAAAAACTAAAAAATAAACCAAAAACAAAAGAACATAAAGAAAAAATAAAAGAATCAAAAAAATTTCAAACCAATTGGAGAAAACCAGATGTTATAATTCAGTATGATCTAAATAATATTATAATCAAAGAATGGGAATCTATTAAGAAAGCCCAAGAATGGTTAGGTAAAGGAGATATAAGATCTTGTTGTAAAGGAAAACAAAAAACAGCTGGAGGATATATTTGGAAATATAAAAATAAAAAATCAAATTAAAAAAATATGACAAAACAAGTTATTGAACGTGGTGTGGAAGCACGTAAAAAGTTATCCGCAGGTGTAGATAAGTTAGCAGATGCTGTCACTTGTACTTTAGGACCAAATGGTAGAAATGTTATATATACTGTTAATGGTCAAGTATTTTCTACTAAAGATGGAGTTAGTATAGCAAGAACAATTACTTCTTTAGAAGATCCAATTGAAGAATTGGGTGTTCAAATGGTTAAACAAGCAGCTATTAAAACTGCTGACCATGCTGGTGATGGTACTACTACTTCAACTTTATTGGCTCAAGAAATGGTTAAACAAGGTTTAGCTCATTTAAACAATGGAGCTAATGCTGTTGAAATTAAACGTAGTATAGATAAAACAGTTAAAGAATTAATTGATTTTATCCGTACAGGTATTAAAGAAGACATTTCAAATGAGGAACAATTAAAACAAATTGCAACCATTTCAGCAAATAATGATCCTGAAGTAGGTGAATTAATTGCTACTGCAATGCAAAAAGTAGGTCGTGAGGGTGTTGTATTCATTGAAGAATCTAAAAACGGTGAAACCTATCTTGAAACAGTAGAAGGCATGCAGTTTGATAGAGGTTACAAATCACCTTATTTTGTGACTGATAATAATTCAATGACAACTACTTTACAAGATGCTTTAATTTTGATCGCTGATAAGAAGTTCACTCAAGTAAAAGAATTGTTGCCTATTTTAGAAGCTGTATCTAATCAAAACAAACCTTTAGTATTAATTGCTGAAGATGTTGATGGTGAGGCTTTAGCTACTTTAATTGTAAACAAAGCTAGAGGTATTTTAAAAGTTGTAGCTGTTAAAGCTCCTGACTTTGGAGACCGTAGAAAATTATTATTAGAAGATATTGCTATCTTAACAGGTGGTCAAGTATTCAGTACTGAAAAAGGTATGAAACTTGATAAGTTTAGTTGGGATTGGTTTGGTCAAGCACGTGTTGTTACTGTAGGTAAAGATGAAACTACTATTGTAGATGGTAAAGGAGATGCTGATAAAATAGCTTCTCGTATTGAAGAACTTCAAACACAAATTGAAAAATCAACTTCACCATATGAAAAAGAAAAATTACAAGAACGTTTAGCTAAATTTATTGGTGGTGTTGCTGTAGTTCATGTTGGTGGATTTACTGAAGCAGAAATGCGTGAGAAAAAAGATCGTGTAGATGATGCTTTACAAGCTACTAAAGCCGCTCTTGAAGAAGGTATTGTACCAGGTGGTGGATCTGTATTGTTACACGCTCGTACTAATATTAATGTTGATGATATTGGTTCAAATATTGTTTATAATGCCTGTGCTGCTCCATTTAAAAAGATTTTAGCAAATGCTGGTTATGAACAAGAAGATATCTATAACGCTATCAATGCTGTAACAGTTGGTGATTATTGGTACGGTTGGGATTTAAAATCAGAAGATTTTGTTGACATGAAAGAAGCTGGTATTATTGATCCTGCTAAAGTAACTCGTACAGCACTTGAAAACGCTGCTTCAGTTGCTGGTACTATTTTATTAACAGAAGCTGTTGTAGTTGACAAACCCGAAGAAAAGAAAAATGACGGTGGGTTTGGAGATATGATGGGGATGATGTAAATTAAACAATTATGCAAGACGCAGTAGACTTAATAGGGAAAACAGTTTATATTGGTGCTTTAGATTATAAAATTGTTAAGGTATACTTTGTACCTGATGCCGTTACTAATGAGCATAGTTTATATTTTGGATTAACTAAATCTAATGAAACCACAATTATAAATTATTCCTATTGGAGTCTACTGCCTTACATTAAAAAATCAATTAAGTTATGAGTAAAACAGAAATCCAAGAAAAATTAATAGAAATTGCCATTCGTAAAGCTCCTGGTGATAATTGGAAAGTACATGGTGTTACTGAAATTCAAAAATCCATTACAGATGCTCTAGAATCCTGGTTCCAAATAGCGACAAATAAACCTCAAGCATTCAGACTAGATTTGGCTTCTGGTAGACTTTATGCTATATTAAATCAAGAAGTTGAAATTAAAGAACCGGAACCAAAGAAATTAAGCATATATGGTGAATATGAATTCTAAAGAACATACTATTTTTGTAGAGAAATATAGGCCTAAAACATTAGATACCTATATTTGTGAAGATCAAATTCGTGAAAAAATTCAAGAATTTATAACTAACCAAGATATTCCTCATTTAGGTTTCTTTGGTTTACAAGGTTCAGGTAAATCTACTTTAGCTAAAATATTGGTTAACAGTATTGATTGTGACTTTATTTATCTAAATGCCACTGAAAATAGAGGTATGGACGATATTAAAGAAAAAGTAGGTTCATTTGCTTCTGCTCGTGGTTTTAAACCTTTGAAAATTGTTATTTTAGATGAGTCAACTCATATTTTACAAGCATCACAAGTATTGCTTTTGAATATGATTGAGACATATAGTTTAACTACCAGATTTATTCTAACAGGTAACTATCCAGAACGATTAATCCCACCACTTAGAAGTAGATTACAAGAGTTTAAATTAACTCCTCCATCTAAAAAGGTAGTTGCGAAACATGTTTATGATATTCTAAATCAAGAAAATATTGAATTTGAAATAGATGATTTAAAAAATATAATTAACAGTTCTTATCCTGATTTTAGAAAAATCATTAATGACTGTCAAAAATACATTATTGATAATAAACTTACTTTACCTTCATCATTAGGTAAAAATGAAGATGTTCAAAGCAAAATATTAGATGAACTAAAAAAACCGTCTAATAAAACGTTTAATAACATTAGACAGATTGTCGCGGACAATGATGTTTCTTCATTTGAAGACGTTTTTAAACACTTATATGAATGTACAAATGAATATGCTGTCGGTTGTGAGGGACAAATAGCAGTCATAATTAATGAATGCCTTTATCAATCCAACTTTAGAGTAGATTTAGAAATCAATTTTTGTGCTGGGATAAGTAGAATTATTGAAACATTAAAATTAAATAAAAGATTATAAATAATATGAAAAACCCTCAAATGAACCTGAACATTGACTTATCTAAAACCACAGCCGTAGAAACTCCATCTGGTGGTAAAATCTGGAGTCAAGGAGTTATTTTACGTAAAGTATCTAGATTTGTAGTAGGTGCTGATGAAGATGCTCTTATTCCAATTCCAATATTTTATGATGTTGAAAGTGGAGAAATTTTACTTGAAACACTTCCTAAGGAATTAAGAAACGAATACGGCGGTGACAATATTTGATTGGAAAGTATCTTTTCTATGATTTCATATATTTATCATTGATGATAGGTATTTATAAAATTACAAACCCAAAAGGAAAAATATATATTGGACAATCAACTCAAATAGAAAAACGATTTAATCAATATAAAACTTTAGATAAAACATGTATAGGCCCTAAATTATTTAATTCACTAATAAAACATGGTCCTTACAACCATATTTATGAAATTGTTGAAGAATGTAATTTAGAAGAATTAGATTATAAAGAATTTATACACAAACAAAATGTTTTAAAAGAAAATAATTGGGAACAAGTTTTATTCCTTCAATTAAAAGATAAACAAGGAGGAAAACGTTCCCAATTAACTAAAGAAAAAATTAAAAAATCAAAAATGGGTAAAAATTCAAAAAAAATATTTCAATATGATTTAGAAGGTAATTTTATAAAAGAATGGAATTCTATAGTTGATGCTGAAAGAATATATGGTACTGGTATAAAAGAAAATCTCAGTAAAAAAACATTAACTTCACATAATTTTATTTGGAGTTATGAAAATAATTTAATATATTCACCAGATAAAATAAAAAATAAATGGAAATCTAATACTACTTCTGTTCTTCAATATAGTTTAGAAGGGAATTTTATAAAAGAATGGGAAAGTATTATAGAAATAGAAAAAACATTAGGATTTAAAAATTCTAATATTTCTTCAACATGTAAAGGAAAACAAAAAACAGCGTATGGCTACAAATGGAAGTATAAATAATATATTTGATTGGTTAAAACAAATAACAAATAATAAAAAACCATGGATATCATTTAATAGTGAGGAACATAAATTATTTAATAGTTATTTAATACATAGATACATTAGTATGTATGAACCTTATATTGAAGTGGCTAATTTCGCTCAAACCTTACCTCAAAATGATAAAGAAAAAATATATCAATTCTACTGCAGTATGATACCTAAAAATAACATTTGGTTAAAATATGTAAAAGGTTCTAAAAAGAAACCTAATGAAAAAATACTTAAATGTATTGCTGACTACTATACAATTTCATTAGGAGAAGCAGAAGACTATATTTACATTTTGAAAAAAGAAGGTGTAGAGCATGTTCTGATTAAATCTGGAGTTGATGAAAAAGAAATAAAAAAATTATTAAAAGAAATTAAATGACAAAAAATAGTGAACTTTATGGAAACCGATTTGAGTCTCCATCAACACGAACAGTTGTAAAAACAGATTCAATTGTAGATTCAGTTATTGATGAGCATATTAAAAGAGCTCAAATGGGTAAAGTAAAATACAATAATACCTTAGATAGAACAGATCTATCAGTAATTGAATATCTACAACATGCTAAAGAAGAAGCAATGGATTTAGCTCTATACTTAGAAAAAACAATCCAGATGCTACAAGGAAAAAAATAATTTTGGCTAAAAAGAAAAAAATACCAGCAGTTGTAAAACAGATTAAAAAACATACTCTAAAGGAAATTAATTACGCTTTTGAAAAAGCAATTTCCTATAGTCAAATGTCTATGTTTTTATCTTGTCCTCGTAAATGGTCTTTACAATATAGAGACGGGTATTATACATCTGAACAATCTATCCATATGACCTTCGGAACTGCGTTACATGAGGTTATACAACACTATATAACCACTATATACGACATTAGTGGCGCGGAGGCGGATAGAATTAACTTAGAAGAATATTTTGAAGAACGTTTTAGAGAAACATATTTAAAAGATTATACTTCTAATAAAAAAGTTCATTTTTCAAACCCTGTTGAAATGAAAGAGTTTTATGAAGATGGTTTAGCTATTTTAAATTATATAAAGAAAAAACGTAGTGGATATTTTGGTAAAAGAGGATGGTATTTAGTAGGATGTGAAGTTCCTATATTACTTAATCCTCATCATGAATATAAAAGTATTCTATATAAAGGTTATTTAGATGTTGTTTTATATCATGAGCCAACTAATAGATTTAAAATTATAGACATTAAAACTTCTAAAAGCGGTTGGGATGATAAAACTAAAAAAGATGAAACTAAACAACTTCAATTAGTTCTTTATAAAAAGTTTTATAGCCAACAATTTGGAGTACCTGAAGACAACATTGATATTAAGTTCTTTATAGTTAAAAGAAAAATCTGGGCAGAATCACCATACCCTATTTCCAGAATACAAGAATACACTCCAGCA